AACCACTAACCTGCACACTGCGATGAGATGGCCGAGAGGCTTGCTGACTTGGTCAGCACTTCTGACAATAAGTACGTTATTGACCAATATTACCTTGGTCGATTCAAGGACAGCGTCGGTAGAGTGGTTACCAACTTCGTCCTCAATTCAACACAAGTCCAATTCTTGGCTTCTCTCGGAGTCCCGAGCAATACTTACGGAACTATCGAACATGCCCATCCAGTCGCAGCTACAATCGACAACTATTTACTGCACCTTTGTGGCCAAATCATCAATGGCGACCTTACTGTCTACTCCTCGAAAGCTCACAAAGTGGCTAAGTTCTTTAAAGAGTCCACCAAAGTCCTCAATCCAGCTTTTGAAGGAAAAGACTTACAGCGCTATGACAAAGTTGACTCAGGTTACCTACTCTGCGACACATCTAACGTCTTCTTTCATGACACGCTCCATTACATGTCTCTCTTGGACGCTTACCGATTTGTACATGAAAACCCTGACGTACAAAGACTGTACGCAACAGTCATTGTCCCACCCGAGATACTGGAGAACAGGCCCTGCGTGCCCAACCCGGCATATTCTTTTGAGTACCATGGAGAGTTCTTTACCTACTTTCCTGATTCAAAAGCCTCCGGTTGTTACCGTCAACCATTATCCAGTCGTTCCTGGCTCGAAGTGGACTGCATATCCGGTCCGCAGGGGAATCTCAACCTGGCCAGAATTGACTCGTTCGGTGCACATCATCTCATGCTCTTATCCAGGGCAGACTTCCCTGCTCACGAAACTAGAGGTTTCGAGTGCTCCAACGCCTTCGTTCTTCCTGCACCTACCCTGGTCTCCCCGTTGCGAACAAGAACCGTCCCTGTGGCGCTCATTCAGAAGATCTCTACAGCTTTACTTTGCTGTGGTAGTTACACTATGCCACAGGTTTACACAAGGGTCAAAGCTATTCTTCGAGAATGTGGCCTCGATCAAGACGCTGAACTCTTGGTCTTGTCGACTAATTTTTCTTTTGTTGCGACTCTCCCTTATCGCAACTACTCAAACGTTCTGTCTAATGATAGTCATTGGCTCACTCGCTTACTGCTTGCGTTGCTGCCGGCTTGGTTTGTGCCTCTCTGGTCTCACCCATTGCTCTTCTTTGCTGGACTGTTTTATCGGCCTGACCTCCCCACCAGCCGACGCATCCTCATCAATACTAGGACCCACTACCTTAGCAGCCGGGATGAGCATACTGTTTTCTACAGCGCGATTCACAAGTTGCTCAGTCTTGGCGAGATGTGTGCTTCTCTTGCAAGTGCTCTTCTGGATCCGCCACGGGCTGAATACAGAGGCCCTGCCCACATACCTCTATTGCTCAGCAGCTGGATACTCGCTAACCTTGGTCATCCATGGGCGATTGTTGAGTCGATCCTCTCGGTTGGTTTACCAGTGGTCAGCGTTCGCACTGTCATGGCTTACTCCCCTATTCTACTGGTCGTCATTGGTTACTTCTCTCTGGTGGCCCAAGCCTACGCCCGGTTTGTCTGGTTCACCCTCTTGTGCAACACCTACTCCGTTTACCTCGACCTCACCTCTTGGCACCCCCGCTTACGAAATGCCAGAGATAACTTGGACAGTATCTTCTGCAGCTACACCCCAAGCTACTCCAATTATTTTGTCAGGGAACTTGGAAAAGGAGAACTCCACTCCAACCCCGTTTCAGGCAGCAAAGGAGAGCTACGACTCAAGCGTCTGCCCCACATCAACCATGAATCTTCCTTCAGGGGTACCTTCCCCACTGCCGTCCAGGGTTGGCTCAGCACCTACGACCCCACGTCCGACTATTTCTACTGCGTTGCCCCCGGCCGCCCCTATCGTGCCCGAAACGAAGCAGAATACCCCGACGTTTTGGGGCTCACTTCCGACCTGCGAGGTCAACGAATCATTGTTCTCCCAGATGCCGATGACCAGCCGTCCCTTGAAGTCCTCCGGCACTGCCTCACCCACGAACCCCACTCCGTCACCACCTTTACAGGTATTAGAACCTTTCTCAGTGCTGTTGTTGAGGAAGCTCGCTGCCTCGGGTTTGAAACGACCATCAGCGCGGAATACTTCCCCGGCTTATCGGCCAGCGTCCAATTCGTCTCAAAGCTGGCGCCAAAATTTAGGTCTCTCGGCTCACTCATC